TAAAGGTAGTAAATGATTTACATCCATCTTCTCCTGGTGTTGGATCATCTGATGTTTTTTCCTCTGTAGAATTGGCAACTCTACCAATACTACCCATAATAACAGGTTGCTGTTTTTCTGGATCTAAGAAAAATCCAACCACCCACACACCAGGACTTAATTGATCACTAACTGAAGTAACTCCTCCTGGTGTATGAGGATTTGTCACTGGCATCATTGCGATTGCCCATGGTAGATCTCTCGTATCTACAGCATCACAAGATTGAGGATGATATCCAATGATTCTGACTCTAAATCTACCAGATTCTTTGAAGTCACCCTTCTTATCAGATTCAATTTGCCCGATCCACCAAGAAAATCCATCAGATCCAAATTGATTTGTTGGATATAAACTACTCATTAGGTCCATTAGTTAATCCTCATAGATCAAACACTCTGGTGCTTCTGGATGTAAATCACAATGAATTTCTAGAGATGTAGGATCATGATGATCTCCTGACTCAATCTCTTCTTTATGATGCACAACATACTGCTCAAGATCATATAGTTCCACTTCAGCGTGGCGACGTTGTTGGGCTGAAGTTGTAGGATCATTCAAAATATCCTTATCTTTTTCAATATGAGATTCAATAGACTCCATGTTTGTTTCCTTATTTTACTTTACTATCGTTTTCTTTAATACCGTAAGAATCACGAATTAATTCAAGTACAGTATACACATTTTCATCCATTATGTCAAACTGATGATTCAGCGATTTGATCAAATATGTACCACTATGTTCTGGATCCCAAACAATATCTTTTCTGCTACTATCTGGAACTTGATTAGGAACTCTAATTTCTATAGTATCTCCTGCACATAATTCCAAATGACCCGTCAAAGAAATGGTCAATTGTTGATTGAACATTATTCCTATCCGAGATATACCTTGAGAAAGATATTGTTTCTGCCAATCAGGGAAATGATTTTTATTATCTTCCCCTCCCAAATCCTTGTCCTCATTTGAAGCAACACCACTACCACTATACCAATTTTCATGGTTAATGACAGTAGACATAACTCTACTAGGATATTCGGATAATTCTGATTGTCCAGATGGAAGTTTTGTTTGACTTCCTAAATGGTACATATCATCCCAAGTGGACGATAATGAATAAACATGTTCCTCATACTTACCAGTATTTATGTTGAAATAAGAAACAATTGATGAAAATGCTCCTTGACGCATCTTCTCAAAAATATCAATCTCTTTAGTAAATTGAATCTCTTGTATTTTATTCATACTTTCTGCGCCATCTACCTTAGCTGCACTATAAGAAAAAATGCCTCCCTTGGGTTTCTTTGATGCCAAAGAATCAATTGACCTAAAAACAAATCCTCTTATTGTTTGGAAAAAGAAATACCCTGCAGTTCCAGTCGCTTTATCTGCATTCAAACCAACATCAGAAACAGTACCGCTGGCGGGTTCATATGGTTCAACTACTAACCGAATTACTCCTGGTGGTAATTTTTCTTCAATACTCTTATTCTTCTTTGAAGAATTCTTCTTTGAAGAAAAACTTTCTGCTGAAATTGTCTTTGTGCATAATGATCTAATAAGAGCAAAAGGTGACTTCTTAGTTGGAATCATCTTCATACCATTAGCAGATGGTTCCGAATCAATCTTACCACCAACTGCATTTAAATATTCTGTCAATAACTTACTAACAACATCAGAAACAGTACCCTGAACAACTTTATTTACTCTAACTCCCTCATTAACAAGACCTTCCTCAGAAATTAAACAGATAGTATAAACCTGAAATCTATCCTGATTTAGTCTGTTAGCAATCTTCCAAATACGAAATTCATATGAATAATCATCACCCTGAGGATCCTCAACTTCAAAGACAACTTTCTCAAATCCCTGAATTGGCATACTTGAGATTATATTCTCTGCATTATCAGTAACAACCATAGTAGCACCATAAGATGGCCACAATAAACTCTCATGATATTGTATTTGAGTTGCCATTGCTATTAGATTCACATAAGGTTTCCCCTCTTCATCATCATGCTTAAACAAAGCAATTCCTTTTATTTTACAACTAGAAGCGTATGGTTTTTTATTAAAATCTGCCATGATTAACTATACAAGGATGGATACATGCGATCAAATCCTATATCTCCTTTAACATCAATACGTGATACAGCAACTTCCTCTCCACCCATTTCCTGAGCACTATTTATTATGATTGGATCAAGGTTCGTACTTTTCTTACTATGTCTAGACAATGCTTGTTCTTGTGACCCCAATTCAACAAAGGCAGATCTATCTCCCCTAGTCGTTGGAGGTCTTACATTATTCATAGCAACATTACTCTGTGATGAAGAAGTATTGAATACATCAGAGTAAGATGAATCACCAAGATTGAATGATTGATCTCCCATAGGTTTACCATACATATTCATACTCTTATCAGCACCAGGCATACCAGCATCCTGCATTACTTTTCGCAGCGCATCATATCTATTTTGAATCTTAATTGCAGTATCAGATGTTTTATCCATTAACCCACTAGTTCCAGTCACGTTACCAATATCATTAGCATTTTGTATTGCATCATCAAGTCTTTCATTTCCAGTAGTGTTGCCAAATAATCTTTGTAATAATGGTAATTTTTGACTATTATCACCATGACTAACAAACCCATATCTATTTCCAGTTTGTTCTTGGTATCTTCTCATTTCTTCTGTAGAATATCCTGTTCCCTGTCCTTTAGAATCTCTAGGATATTGAACATTACCCCAATTAAAACCAAGGAACTTATTTTGATATCCCGCAACAGTTTGATCACCTATAGTACGAGGTGCCATTACTCTTCCAGTGCCAGGTAATCCACCACCACCACCATAGGATGGTCCACCACCAGCACCTGTTGCACTAACATTAGTTGAGGATCTATTAAAAACAGTAGATGATCTACTTCCTCCACCTTTACCTGTAAATACCCCAAGTGGATCCCACCATGCTCTCTTAGATTTAATTCCTGATTCTCCCTTAGCCTGTTGTCTTCTCGTCTTCTCATCTTCCTTAGTTGACACCTGCCTAACCAAACTATTAGTAATAGAATTACTAACACCAAAAGCATTAGCAATCGGTGCAGAGACCTGCCTTAACTGCATTGCCACATCACCAGCAAAATGACCCATCTTAGACACTGCTTGTTGCAGTAAAGACATAGTAATAAGACCAGGAGCGGTGACTGCTGCCTCCTGTGATTTACGCAAATCTTTTGTTTTCTTAGTAAGATCTTCCTTTGTCATTGTATCTGATTTAGAAGGCAGCATACTATTAAAGTTACTAGGACCAGAATTACCAACTTTAGTATTATCTACATTTGGTCGTATACCAACCGCATTCCGCTGAACTATTGGTGTTTGTGGAACTGGGTTTATTTTACCATCAACAGCACTGGGTTCACCTTGAGTATAGTTATTATCAATTGGAATAACCATCTCTCTACCATGCAATATTGTAGGGTATCCACTGTCAGGACCAGAAACAATTGCACCCTCTTCTGCGCGTGGGATGTTGTCATCCCATGGATCAGGAATGCCTGATTGTTTTTGCTCTCCTGACCCAATCTCTTGCAAATCTGCCAAGAAATTTAATTGCTCTGCTTCAGATTCCGACTGTCCTATATCCTGAAGTCTTTCTGTCCCAGAATGATCATTTTCTTGTGCGAGGTCTCTTATTTTATCATTTGATTGACTCTTATCAATCTGTTCTTTAGCAACATAATTCTGATCTCTTAATGCATCTATAATTGCATCTAATTTTATCTCTAGTAAATCAGTATTTTGCTCTAATTGCTTAATAGTACCAAATATTCCTTCCTTAGCCGCAATTATATCTGATTGAGTATCATCTATCTTATCACCCAAAGAAGAATAATTATTATTAATTGCTGCTATAGCAGTTGCTAAGAATGCCCCAAGTTTTTTATCAGTTACCTTGAATGGTTTTTCATTAGTTGCCGTATCTTCTAAACTTGGTTTATTAACAACAGGATTCTTTGCTTTATATTGTTTCTCTTTCTCATTTGCAAGTTGCTGATATTCTGGAAGATTTCTTACATGGGCAGGTGTTCCCATTAAAGGATCACTACTTGATTGCCCTCTTGCAAGAGTATCATACATACTGGTCTTTGGTACAAACCTTTTACCAACTGTCTTTTCAATTAAACTATCTCTAAATGCTCTAGAAGTAAACTCTCCACGTTTAAAATCTACATCTACCCCATAACCTGCTGCTGCTTTTTGTGCAGAATCCTTATCCTTCTTACCCTTAGAAAAACTATCAAAAAGAGTAGACGCGAGATAATCAGTAATAGAAGTTGTTAAGTCCCCACTATATGTTGCTTGTAGAGTTGTCATATTATACTCCTAATACCGCCATGTTGAAATCCCTAAGTGAATTATTACTACCAATACTAGTTATATGAGAAGTATTAGTACTTGCAACAACAGTAGTATTAAATATGTAAACTTGCTGAATCGTTGAATCTTCTTCCACCTCCTCTGCCATACTACTGTTTGCATAAAGAGAATTCACACGGTTATCTCCAGGAGTTGTATTTGATCCAAAGAAATTCGCGGGATCATTATCTCGCAACCATTGATTTCTTTTAATTTGCTTTTGAATACCCTCTTGTGTTGTAGGAATAGCATTAATACTTTTTTGATATATTTGACGCAATTTATCTTGACTTTTAACTGGTTGACCGTACCTACTACGACCATTGTATTGCGGGAATGATGCAAATTCACCAGATAACATATGAAGAACTTTATTACTCAAACCTTCGCTCTTAAGCATGGAATCAGTTACTCCTCTAAAATTAGCAATACGAGATAGAATTGCTATATCTTGTGCTTCTGGTGTAAATTTATCAGTCCACTTAAGTGCCTTATATTTGTTAACAATATCAAGTATAGTATCTGGCATAAACTGATATCTACCAGTTGCATAAGATCCTTTAGCATAACCAGCTTTTCTGCCACGAATTGATCCAGTCATCATCATGTCATAAACTTCCTTAACAGTAAGTTCTCCATGTGATAATTCTGGTATAACTCTGCCACCAAAAATAGTACCGTAACTGCCAGTAGTTCCCTCAGCAAAAGAAATAGTGTCTAATAGTGCTTCTTCACGTCTCGTCGGTGGTTTTCTATTTCCACCTCCGCCTGGTGCCTTAGAGGTTGCTGCAGGTGTTATCTTAGTCGTTGGTTTGTACCCAGCAAGGCCATTAGCAAACCAATTTAGAACATCATTTGATGCAACAAATCCAATTCCATTAACATGGAGTGAGATATGTGGAACTGCAGGTCCACCAACTGTTCCAGAGTCAGTATTTCCAGATGCTCCTTGATGTCCTAATAACGTTCCTTTAGGAATCTTATCTCCATCTTTTTGTCCTTTATATGCCATACTCTTAAAGTGTCCTAATAACACTTCATATTCTTTACCATCTTTATTAAAGTAATATGCACCATAATA